AACATCAAGGTAGATTATATCTTGATATGGATTGGGGAGATTTGACAGCAGGGGACTTCTTATTAGTTGAAATGTCACTCAGACAAAATCCTGAGACATATACTAATATGTACAACGACAACTGGTTGAAGGATTATGTTGAAGCATTATTCCAACAACAGTGGGGAAGAAACCTAAGTAAGTATGATGGCATTCAAATGCTTGGTGGTGTCACCTTAAATGGTAGACAAATCTTAGAAGATGCTAGTCAGTTCAAGAAAGATCTCGAAGAACAGATTAGAACAACATACGAACTTCCACCCTTAGACTTGATAGGATAACATGGCAATTTCTAACACACCTGCTCAAGATTACGTCCAGTCTGACTATTCTAATAGTGCTCGTTTCAGAGCAATAGGATCAGCACAAGAACAAAAAACCATTGAAAACCTTATCGTAGAAACCATTGAAATTTACGGGCAAGATATTTACTACGTTCCAAGAACGATTGTCAACAAAGATACGGTCTTTGGAGAGGACTCGGATACGAAATTTGAAAGCGCGAAAGCTATCCGAGCATATGTCAATAATGTTGAAGGATGGGAAGGACAAGGTGAGTTACTTAGCAAATTTGGAGTCCGTATCGAAGACAAGACAACTTTTATATTCTCCCGTGACAAATTTAAAGAACATGTGGACGACTCTACGGTCCTCAATGTCGAAGGAAGACCAAACGAAGGGGACTTAATATGGTTTCCAACAACTAAACACTTATTCCAAATCATGTTTGTAGAGGCAGAGAAACCCTTCTACCAACTAGGAAAAGGATATGTATGGGAATGTCAATGTGAACTATTCGAGTACAGCGACGAGGAGATCGATACTGGTATTACAGATCTAGATAACATTGAGACTGCATTTGCAAATGCGATTACAGTTGGTCTTGTAGCAGGTGGATCTGGTGCATTTACAGCAGGTGAAACTGTAACTGGTGGCACATCTAATGTTACTGCTGAAGTTAAATCGTTTGATGCTGCTACTAGAACTTTGATTGTCATAAATCGTTCTGGTACATTCTCAGTTCCTGAGACTATAACTGGCGGAACATCTAGTGCGTCTTGGACAACTGCTACATATAATACAATCAACAATACTAACTCAGAGTACGATCAGAATAATGACTTTGAGACTGCCGATAATGACATAATTGATTTCTCAGAGACCAACCCATTCGGCACGGTTGGATCTGTTACTGACGGTACAATCTAATGTTAGGAAATTATTCTTACCACGAAATATTCAGAAAGACCATTGTTGCTTTTGGTACTCTATTCAATAATATTGAACTGAGAAGACAAGATGAAGTAATGAAGGTACCTCTTGCCTATGGTCCTAAAGATAAGTTTTTAGCACGTTTGGATCAGGTGCCTGATCCTACAAACAAACGGGTACAGATTACTTTACCCCGTATAGGATTTGAGATAGCAGGTGTATCTTACGATCCTACTAGAAAGGTAGCACCTACACAAAAAATTAAGATGGCAAACACATCTACAAAGAACAAGTCTTTGTTTATGCCAGTGCCATATAACATTAGTTTTGAGTTAGCAATAATATCAAAGAATCAGGATGATGGTTTACAAATACTAGAACAGATACTACCAGTATTTCAACCACATTATAATCTATCAATCAAGTTAGTTCCTTCAATGGGAGAAACAAAAGATGTGCCTATTGTACTAACTAACATTGATTATGAAGATAGTTACGAAGGAGATTTTGCAACAAGAAGGGCAATCATATACACACTACAGTTTACTGCAAAGACATTCTTATACGGACCAGTAACAGAATCCAAGATTATCAAGAAAGCAAATGTCGATTACTATACAAGTGTAGATACTGCAAAAGCACCAAGAGAAGTACGCTATCAAGTAACACCTACATCCTTACAGGATAGAGATGGAGTTGTTGTTACAACTCTTTCTTCTGCTACAGATACAAATGATAATCTAATAGCAGTTACTAGTGCAGCAGGTATCAATAAGTTTGACAGTATTTACATTGACAATGAACTAATCAGAGTACAAAAAATCTCTGGTAATAATCTTACAGTTCTTAGAGCATATGAAGGAACTGCTGCTGCAGCACACACTAATGGTTCTAGTGTATTCTTAGTCAATCAAGCAGATCACGACTTGGTTGATGCAGATGATGACTTTGGATTTGGTGAAATGACTTCATCATTTACTGATGGTAAGAAGAAGAACTTTGTAAGTGGTAATGATGAGGCAATCTGATGAGCGATCCATTTGGCGGTTTAAATGAAGTATTCGGTACAGAACCATCTGAACTGGAAAAACATGTAGAGAAGGTAAAACCGTCTCTTAAAAAATCAGAAACAGAAGATGTAAGAAATGATTATGAGGTATCTCGTGCTCAACTACATAATCTTGTGATGAAAGGACAGGAGGCAGTAGATGGCATACTTGATGTGGCACGAGCGTCAGATCATCCTCGTGCTTATGAGGTGGCAGGGCAACTCATCAAAAATGTGGGAGATGTAGCAGATAAATTAATTGATCTACAAAAGAAAATGAAAGAGTTGGATGATGAAGGTAAGCAAGGTCCGACTAATGTTACTAATGCAATGTTCGTTGGCAGCACAAGTGATCTACAAAAAATGTTAAAGCAACAAAAGCAGATAAATAAAAAGGACAAGAAATAACACGACACGACAATGCCTGTATTAAAAGTATTAAGTACTAACTCTATTTCTGGATCAGGAACAGAATATCAAGTAGTACAAACAGGATACTATAGAGTGATTGCAACAGCAGCAGCATCTACAGTATCATTTAATGGCGGACCTGCTATCACACTGGTACAAAATGAAGCAGTCCTTCTTAAGTCAGGAGCAAAACCTGGTCAAGCAAAAATTGCAAAAGTAACAAACGCAGACCCTGCAGTATATACATTAGGAAGTAGTCTAGGATTAACAAGAGATACACATCCATTCTCTGCTAATGATTTTATAGCAGTAGAAGATAATAGCACATCACCTGCTATCAACTCTGGTTTCTTATCAGCAGGTACAGTTGGTAAGAAGGTAGCATCTGCCACAGGTAACACTATCACATCTGATATTGATGCTTCTGGTGTTGGTGCAGCATATACTTACGGTCAGTCTGGTAATCAAGCAGTCGTAAAACGTGCTGTGAAAATAACAGCAGGTTCTGGAGCGATCATCGTTGAAGAGGTTCAAGTAGTCGGAGGTTAAGATGCCAGTCGTTAACCAGAAGGCAGAAAAAATCGTAAAGGCAATGAAACGTAAAAAGAAAAGTTTCAATCGTCTTTATGGTGATGATGCTAAAAGCGTTATGTACGCAACAGCAAACAAACTAGCACAAAAAGAGCAAGTCCACAAAGTCATGTACTACAAAGATTTTATCAAACTAGTCGAAGGTAATCCTACTACAAGGATGTTATCTAAAGCAAAGACAAAAACTACTGGAAACATGTCTGCAGACAGAGGAACTGATGAAAAAGCAAACAGAGCAAAACGTAAGTCTCTTGAAAAAGACTTCAAAAAGAAAGGCATCGGTTACAAGAAAGGTGTTGGTGAATATAAATATTCCTCAGGTGAAGGTACAGGACGTGAGGTGTCATACCAAACGACTCCTGCAAAAGGAATGTCTAAGAGACGTTTCGGCAAAGTCATGCGTCGCCTCGGTAGAAAGCATGGTCAAGAATCAGTGATCACTAAGAAGGCAGGTAAACCTGCTAGACTACATGATACTGAATCTAAGCAAGGTAAAGCAAGTAAGTCTTTCACTCTAGGTAAAGCAAAGGCAGGAAAAAATCCTTCTGGTCAAGGAGAAACCTCTGGCACAAAAGTCAGAAAAGGTAAACTAGGTAAAACTAACAAACCCTCGATGCACTATGGCAAGTAATGAACTTATCGAAAAGAACAAAAGTGGTGATAGTTCTCTGCACGACTGGTTTTCTAAGAGTAAGTCTTCTGATGGGAAGCCTGGTTGGGTTCAACTCGGTGGTAAATACGCAGGGAAACCCTGTGCCAAACAACCTGGACAAACCACCAAACCCAAGTGCGGTTCCAGTAAAATGAAACGCAACCTAAATAAAAAGGAAGAGGATGCTGCGTTCAGACGCAAAAACAGACAAGATCC